CTGAAACTGGTGTTGGTGTAACACCCATAGATTCCAAGGTTGGCTTGGTCTCTTCAACCGCTTCGGTCCCCACAATCTCCATAACCGCTGCAACCCCATCACCACAGCCACCTAGTTTATCGACCACTGGTTGGGAATAACCTCTCGCGCTGGCTGGCATCTCCGCCGAGGTCAAAACGGGTGGATGCAACTTACACAATCCCACATTCTGATTTTTCGGCTCAAAACTCACACATTCATCACATTTAATCATTCGCTTTCTCCAAGTTTGTAAAATTCAGAATGTGTAATATCAAATATATCACACACCTTATCGACAGCCGACATACCAAAACCCACTTTCATCGCGTGCTTTATATATACAACTGTGCAACCATATAACTCAGCAAAATGTTTCAAATCCATCATCACAACACCATTGATAATGGCGCAGTTCTCCATTATACCTTCATCTTGATCTGTTGCGAACTTGATTAAAAGTTTTCGCACAGCAATGGTTGTTTGTCGCTTTCGTTGTTCTGATTTATTAGTCATTTTGTATTATCTCTGTTTTAATTAGCACTCACAATAAAACATTAATGTTTCAATGTCAAACATTAATGTTTCAATAGAGATATTTTCTTTTCCAGATAATGCTTGGCTTTCTGTAAATCTTCCAATTCTGCACCTTTCTCACGTAGCAAATATTTAACAGTGTTCCCAATGTAAAAATCCAAATTATATTCATCCACAACATGCCACGGTTGAATTTTATGTTTTTTATAATGATCGCCGCCGACTTGCTGTTGCATAACATCTGTGTCATCTGCACTTTCTTCATCTGCACTTTCTTTATCTGCACTTTCTTCATCAATCTCCATTGTTTCGATTGGTCGCCACGCTATTATCGTATTAGCACCAATCTCACCCCATACGAAATCACCGCAAATACCTTCTACGTAGGAGGAGTTTAAAGTTTTAATTTCAATAAGTGCTCGGTTATCAACGTTCTTAGGTTTCCCACCACGCCTAACATCAACCCATATGTTATCAACATTCATTGTTTTTCTCCTGTTTGGCAAATTCTTCCTGACGATCATCTCTTGTCGTCCACTTAATACTATCATAACCCGAGCTGTAATTTTCACGAGTTTCTTTTGTGGATATTCTCGATCCACACCCTTTTCCATTTTCGCTCATCTGTCGAACTGGTTTGTCATCTAACATGTCTTAACCTCAACTCCGCGTCAACGGCACATTCTATACATAAATCTGTACCACCTGTAGCTTCTTGTCGCGCTTGTGGGATTAAATCCCCACACTCCTCACAATCAACAGTAACATTTTTATTCGCCATCATGGTTCTGTGGTTCTTCATACGAATGGTTTCCTCTTGTTCCATTCTCAAATCACTAGCATCACATTCGTCCATTTGTCAACCCTTTTCTTATAATTAACTTAAATTCTACACATTTGTCACACATTCCAACTTAGATCAGTTTGATCTAACACTCAAACCCGCATTTTATAAGGGTTTCGCCATATATTTAGATCAATAGATCAAAGATCAAAGGTTTTCATATTGGCTCTGCATAGAAATACAATATGAAAACTGTCTATACAAACTAAATACCTATTATTATTGATCTAATTGATCTAAATATATAATAATATATAATAATAACACTAATAACAATAACTTACAGTTAAAATTTTTAGATCAAACCCCTAAAATTGTTTGATCTAGTTTGATCTATATTCGATCTATTTTAACTTTTTAACTTTTTAACTTTTAACTTAAAATTATAATTAACTTTTTAACTTAAAATTATAACTGGCGTTTTAAAATTTTAATGCACATTGCTTATTTATTCTGTTGGAATCAGCTTCACTCTAAGACCAGAAAACCCGCGCTTACTGTTATCATTGCGCAAATGCGTTAGTTTGGCGAAACCTTTTGCGGCTATTTTACCGTTCAGTGTGCGAGAATTGTGGATGATTTTATCACCATGTGCCAGTGCGAAAGTTTCATAGCTACGCCACAATGCTAGGTTTGAAACCTCGAAACTTGATCCAATATCCAATGCAGATGTCATCCAATTGGCGAGGATGTCTTGCTCCTCTCGATATTCTTCCGTTGCAGCAACAACAGATGCTGGTGGAATTAATCCCTCAGACTCGTACATCTCAATACCCTTCAAACACCAATTTAATACACCAGATAGTTCAGTATCAATAATGCGTTGTTTCAAACCTGTGTCCAAATTCTTCTTACCAAGCTCTTTCTCGAAATTCCGAACGAATGGGAACTGCATCACCCTGCGCCACGTACCATCATCTGTGGACCGAATATTAGGTCGATGGTTTGTGGCGATCCATGACACAAATGTCGCATCGAAATCAAATGTATCTCCGTGTAAATGTCGCGCTGTAATGGTATCACTGCCAGATAAACTTTTAATTACAGACTCATCAATAACATCACCTTCTTGAGTTTCAGTGACGATGGCCAACCTAATACCTTTTAATCGAGCAATGGCAGGAGTCGCTGCTTGACCATCCGAATCACGACCACGCATTAATGCTTTTTTATCTACAGTTGCTTTGTAATCACCAAAAATCTTTTCAAGAACACCAATGACAGTTGATTTGCCGTTGGAACCACCACCTACTAAAAATGCTAGAACTTCGTGTTCAGGTTTACCCATCATTGAGTAACCAGCAAAGATCTGGAAAAACCGAATTAGATCGACATCGCCACTGAAAATATCAAACAATGTTTTGTCCCAAACGGGACATGTCGCTGTGCTCTCGTAACACACATCGGAACCTTTAGTTATGAATAAGGATGGATCTGGTTCTTTATAACCTACTAACCTATTAATATCACCAGCAGTACCAGCAGTACCAGCAGTACCAGCAGTACCAGCAGTACCAGCAGTACCAGCAGTACCAGCACCATCAGCACCACCATCTGTCTGCAATCTTAAATCAATATAACCATTGGCCACACCAAAGTTGTACCAATTATTATCAATTTGATCTGTGGTTATCACCATTTGAGGTATCTGCATAGCTTCCCTAACCATGGCTCCAATTGAATTAGAACTCCCAGAAGTTTTAGCCCACTTTCTAAAAGGAGCATCATCTGCCAACTGGTTTGCATGTGCACTCATTATACCAACCAGTTCGTGCGCAGCACTGCGAGCATCGACACCTTCACATTTCTCCCAACGTGTACCTCTCCAACGAAACCAACACTTATATATAGGTACATACTTCAGTGTTTCAGAGAACATATTTGCGAATCGATTAGCATTACCCAAATCCGTTTCGCCAAATTCAGTAGAAACTGAATCTAGTGTCGCACCAATGCTAAAACTTTCAGCAATGCTAAAACCCTTTTTAATACCGCTGGTATGACTATCCAAACTCACATCGTTAGTCAAATGTGATAAGTCTGGCGCTTTGAAAACACCCACCTGATCTATAGTAAGTGGTTCTCTTGGTGGAGGAGGTGGACCTATTTGTTGAGTTTGACGCTCTAATGTCTCGCGGGAGTCGGTTGCGGGATTATCGGTTTGATCCCATTGTGTTGTTGTGTGAGATTTTTTATTAACTCCTCCTGCATCTCGATCGTATCTAATTGTACCATTATCACTTTCTCGGCCAGATCCACTCTCACTCTCCAATAATGCAGTGTCGCTTTCAGTTGTAATGTTGTTACTACCACCACCAACAACAAGGTTGTCACTAGGCTCATTTCTAATATTGTCATGGTTGTATCCTTTTAATTGTGGTTCATATGGTATGCCGAGAGATTCGGCAAGCTTTAATCTAACATTGTTGTATTTATAATTTATATTCGTACCAACGTCATACATAAATGGGTGGCAATCATTCTCTTTGCTAACATAAGCTGCAAACGATTCACTATCTGGACGAAATACCGATTGACAACTTAGTCTATCAACATCGCCGTTGACAAAATCGAGCATTGTCATAGTGCCACGTTCACCAGTAGCGCGATCGTGATAATCAAACTCAATCTCTGGTGTTAAATCTGTAGTGTTCACAATTGTAACGCGACCTTTGGAATCAACTTCGATTTCCAAATCCCATGATTTTTGTTCTGCTTTAGAGGGTAGAGGTAGTGCGCGAGTGTTGACGCGCCCATTACCACCGTTGAATACAACAGGTTTGGTGGGTTCAATATAAAGTTGCCCCATAATAACAGCGGGGTCGTTTGGATCTAAAATTGGGGAGCCGTCAAAGAATAACCGCTCCCTTGAAAATGTAGTGGGATCGTAAAGCGTCCAAGGTCGTTGACCAATAGCTGCACCAGTGGTTCTATCTTTTACCGGTCGCATGAAACCGAAGCCACGAGCGAACGAGTGGACCATACCAGCTTTACCGAACCGCTCAGTATCTTTAGCTTCTCTGGCTTGCATGTAAACATGAATGTTTGTTTCGGCCATAGGTTTGCCGTTATACACCACACGACATGATGCCGACTTGACTGCAACATACGAGCAACCCCGTATCTCAGGTATCATTATGTTCAGCATTTCCAACCATCGACCGAACGTGGCCTTGGGTTCGAGCTGATCAGGCATACCCTCAACCACATCACGATCAAACCCAAACCAAGTAGAAGGACTGAACATACGCTTGGTTCGAGTGGCGTATTTAGTCCCATCAACAACGATAGGTTTACTGGCGAATTTGTCGCCTTTGATATTGTGCGTTGCCACCAGCTCATCGAAATTTCTGGAACTCATTAGTCGATACGGTTCCCCAATACTACCGATCAATGTGGGTTCTGTGCCAGCAATGTAACCTAATATAAGCGCGCAGTTTGTTTGTGTTGAAATACTAACCAGCAGATTAGATAGCGACTGCGCATCGGGCACATGATGTGTTATACCAGTACCACTCGCATTGTTCGCAGCGGGAGTCTTTGAAATTTCACCGTTTATTACGCGGTAGAGTTTACCTGTATCTACATCCATAGTGACCACAGTTACAAAGTCACAGGAATCCTTTAATTGTGTTGTCATTTATTGTACACCCTAACAAGGAAAGAAAAGCGCACCGATGAACTGGTGCGCTTACATGTTTTGCCTGCTATCGCCAGCGTCCAGACCCAACGCCCAAAAGGTAGAAAATATGCACAAAACACCTCGGCTTGCAGATTCCGCGTAGGACTGCGATTCTTATCGCAACGCTACAGCAGTTTGACGGACATCATGCCAGATCCAAAATATAACCATAGCTTATTCTATGTTATTTTGGAAACTTTTTTTTCTGTTTGATGTGATACACATCTTTATACTTCGTATTAATTTCGTTCATGCGGCCAAGGAATAAAGCGCTTTATTGAAACACCTCATTGAACAATACTCACCCGTAAACATGAAAGCTTGTACATACTCACCTTCAATCTCTTTATCGCAATGTGAGCATTTCATTTCTTATTCTCCTCGGGTAGCAATTCATACACACAGGTGTCGATAGCTGAACCTAGTTGGTAGATGTTGTCAAACGCGGCTTCGGTTGTGTAAGTCTCTACCAGCATCCGCAGCATACTTAGTAGCGTAAATTCTCTTAATAACATCTTGTTCCCCGTATTTACTATTAGGCGGAATTGAAAAAAAAATAACAAACGGCGGATGCTTATCACCAAAAACAGCATAAGTATTATGACCGTGTATCGTGTTATTCAGTATCAATTCACTGCCACCTGGTGGTTCGCATCCATTAACTCGTCAAGGATCTCTACCATTGCATTATTAATACTCATACAATTTTCATCCACTCTAAAAGTAACAGTGTTGCTTCTCTTTTTTCTAGTCCAAAAGCTAAAGCCAGATTTGGAGCAGCACTCATCATATTGATGTCGCCACTCTCTCGTAATTCATTTAAAAATTCTATATATTCTTGTTCAAGTTCCATAAAACTAATCCTCATATTCTTCAGGTTCTGGTAAGTCGTTTCAATGTGACCACAATAACATACAAAAAATAAAAAATAAACATAAATGTTTTTAAATTAAAGTGTTTACTTTTAAAATTAAACATGTATACTTCAATTGTAATTTGAATTTACTAACCAATGGGAGAATGAAATGTGAGCGAAAATGCAGACAATGGTGCAAACCCTTTCGCGACCGGTAAACCTGTATATGGGTTTAGTTTGGATCGTGAAAAACGTGACGCGTTTCTATTGAAATGCAGAGATAAATACGGAATCGGTGGTGCAGACTTCATGCGAATTGTTGTTGATGCCACACTAGAAGACCGTATTTCTATTAAGAAGCCTGAAGGTAAGGTGGGAGTGTATGAAAATGATTGAAGATTTAATTCGAGAGCTTATTGAAGCTTTAAAAGAAAACACAGCGGCTAACACAGCGGCTAACACAGCGACTAGCATAATAGCTGGCACAGCGACTGATATTGAAGTTGTTGAAGAAGTTGTTGAAGAAGTTGTTGAAGAAGTTGTTGAAGAAGTTGTTGAAGAAGTTGTTGAAGAAGTTGTTGAAGAAGTTGTTGAAGAAGTTGTTGCAAAACCCAAGCGTAAACCGCGTCGCACTAAGAAGCAAATTGCAGAAGAGAAAGCACAAGCCGAGCTACTTGCAAGCGAATCCAATTCGCTTGAGCAAGTGACACCACCGACAGATGCACCTAGAATGTATAAAGGTCATGTTGTACCATCTGGTGTTGCTGTAGGTATGGAAGAAGATTGCTTTAGCGTTAGTGGTTTGATAGCTGTTGAGACACAACCACAGTTAACATTGAACGATGTGCGAACACAGATGACACAATTGGCCGCAACTAAAGGTGGTGAAAACGTGGTTAATTGTATCGCCAAATATGCGGCTAGAATTGATTTGGTTGCGCCAGAGCAGTATCAATCTTTGTTGGATGCTGTTATCGCTTGCCCTGACATTAACAGCTCTGCTCCACCACCACCGGCAGCATAACTATGTCGGAACTCAACTTCACCATCCATGATAATGGTCACAGCATTATTAGCCCGTCCGCTTGGAGTATGTGGTCGAAATGCACTGGTTCCATGGTCGGGTTAAACGAGGCGCGAAAAGTTGCGACCGATAATGTGGCATCTGTTGAGGGTACAACAGCTCACACACTGCTTGAAATTTGTTTGAGTTTGTGGGTAACTCCGTGGGGCATTAATTTCTCCCACATTCTGGCGATGCTTGATCTGGATAAAAACTTTCTATCAGATCAACATCGCTGGGCTAAAGGGGTTATCGATAACATCAATAACAATGATGATGTTGTTAAATTCGCCAGAGTGTGTATTAGTCAGATTGAGTCTGGTGAATTTACCGATGAGATGCGTATAGAAATCACCAAATGCTACGACCGCATAAAAGTGTATAAAGATGATGGTTGGGTGGTGCTTGCAGAGCGGAAAGTTTCTTTGTACTCATATTTCGGCCATCATCATAGCGATGGTAGTGCGGATGTAACAATGTATAAAGGTGATCGATTGATAATTGCGGATCTGAAATACGGAAAAGGTATTGAGGTTTCACCGGTTAAAAATGGTCAAGTTTCGCTTTATGCTGGTGGTGCATTGGATTACATCTACAAGTTGACAGGTTTGGTAATGGAAAACATCGAATCTGTAATCATGCAACCGCGTATCAACAATGGTGTGTGGAAGGTGTGGTCTTTCAAGTATAGCGGGGTTGGTGGTCTGGCCGAGTTTTTGCAATTTGCGAAAGTGAAATCGGATGCTGCTATAGCCGCGTTGCAGGGTGGGGTCGCTGAATTTAACCCAAGTGACAGTTCTTGCACTTGGTGTCACCGAAAATCTAACTGCAAAGCGCGATTGAAAATGGGTAACGATAAGGTTCGTGAAGCGTTTCTCGCGGCAGGGGTTGTTGAAGGATCCCAGCTTGATATTCACGGCATTGATAACAATGCAATTGCGGATATTTTGGATAGATCGCCATTTGTTATAAGTTTATTCAAAGATATTGGTGAGGAAGCCGAGAAGCGAGCGCAGAAGGGGCAGGTTATACCTAGACGCAAGTTGGTAAAAGGTAGATCTAGTCGTAAGTGGCGTGAAAATGAAGACTTGGTTGCGCAGTTTGACGCTGTTCACATCTCGCCAGAGGTATATTTGGTAACCAAGATGAGATCGCCAGCGCAAATGGATGGTGTGCAACTAACCGATCATCAAAAGGATCGTGTTCAAAGTATGATAAATAAGTCGTTTGGACGCGAAGCGTTGGTTTCTGAGTCTGATCCTAGACCAGCAGTAGTAAAGAATGTTCGATTGGCTTTTGAAAAAGCATTATCGGAAAACAAGTAGTTTTAATTTTAATAATCAAGAGGAAATAATTATGGCTTTTCAAAAAGCACATTCAGAACAAATCGTGACAAATGAAGTCACACTATCATATGTTAATGTATGGGTTGCAAGAGCGCACAAAAACGACCCAACAAATCCGAAGCATAGTGTGCAGTTGATATTTGCAAAAACTGACGATATGACACAAATTCTCGCGGCATATAACGATGTGCTCCAACGTTCGTGGGAAGGTGTGTTACCATACGGCGGCAATGGAGGTTTTATCGACGGCGCTGTGCGTTATCCTAAAGCTGAGGATAGCTTTTATCACGACAAGTGGATTTTATCGTGCTCAACACGCGAAGGTGATCTGGACTTTACCAACATATTAGATGTTAACATGCAACCGTTTGTTGATAAATCTAAGTTATATTCTGGTTGTCGCGCCAGAGTGATGTTGCATTTCTTCGGCTATGATGGTGGCGTTGGTGGTATCGGTTGTCAACTAGACGGTATTGTTAAGACAGCAGATGGTGAGTCGTTAGGTGGACATGCTCCGGTCGATGCTAAGGCTGGGTTTGCCGCAGCGGGTGTGGTTGCACAAACTGCACCACCAGCACAAACTGCACCACCAGCACAAACTGCACCACCAGCACAAACTGCACCACCAGCACAAACTGCACCACCAGCACAAACTGCACCACCAGTTGCCCCAGTTGCTCATGTTATGACACCTCAAGCCAATGGTATCACTTATGATGCGTATATCGCTTCAGGTTGGACTGACGCACAGTTGATTGAGCAAGGTATGATGCTAACTTAAACAAAACAGTTGACATTTGAAACAAAACTGTTTAGTATTATTGGTAGCAGGGGGATTAAAACCCTGCTACCTTTTTATATTTCGGAGAATTGAAAATGGCGACACCGTATAGAAATAGACAGTGGTTATTGTTAAAAGTTAAAAATCAACAGATTGAGTTGAAGCAATTGAAGCACCAACTCAACCTTGAGATCAATGCGAAGCATGATACACTTAGAGAGCGGCGTAGATCAATTGTGCGCGAGAATAAGGTGTCAAATGTTTACAATCTCAAGAAGCAGTTAGCGAGTTGTGAGGTTGCTCGTAGTGATCTTATGGATGAAAATGTCGCATTGACCACCGCTATAAGGAAGTTGACAGCGACACTTGAGTCCAAAACAAATAATAGCAATGATGTCCGTAGTGCGATTGAAACTATTGTTAGCGTTCACTATCCTGCGATGAATTTGAATCCGTTGTTCGAGCGAGCTTCAGAAACAGAGATGTGCGAGGTTCATCGAGAATCGGATAGCCCAACACAAGCGTTACTTCGCCATTTGCATTCTTTGGTGCGTGAATCGTGAGAAGAAAGACACTAGATGTAGAGAACTACGTCAACTACTTCCTAGTTCTAATTCGAGACCTAGAGACCGGTGATGTTTGGCAATGCTCCATGTATAACGATGTTTATAGTAGCCCTACCGCGCTTAGCGATCTACGGGTGCAATTGACAAACATAACCAGTGTGACATTCAATGGTAGCACTTATGATATGCCGCTGGTGACACTGTTTTTAGCTGGGGCAACTAACCATGAATTATATACAGCTGGTGCTAACATAATACGTGATCGACTCATGCCATGGATATTCGAGCGCACATACAATGTTACAATTCCTGATTGGGATCATATTGATCTAATCAATGTTGCTTTCGGCACAGCATCGCTGAAAATATACGGAGCAAGACTAGGTTCCAAGCTATTACAAGAGCTACCGATCCATTGGGACAATTTTATCATGCCCGACGAAATATCTCTGTTGGGTGACTATTGCATTAATGATAATATTGTCACTGCCGATTTATACAAAGAGTTAGAACCAGCCATAACATTACGTGCGGATATGTCAAAAGAGTTCGGTGTCGATCTACGCTCCAAATCTGACGCTCAAATTGCAGAGTATGTAATTAAGTCTGAATATCAGAAAGCCACCGGTTTGAAATTAAAAGCACCGAAGGCTTTAGAATCGTACAGATACCATGCGCCGAGTTTCATATTTTTCCAAGGTGAACAACTAAAAGAGCTATTGGCGACATGTGAAGATGCCGAATTTAAAATTAGTGCGAAAGGGGCTGTGGTGATGCCAGCAACTTTAAATAAGCAGATAGAGGTAGCGGGTAAAAAATTCAAAATTGGTATTGGTGGTTTGCATTCTGTTGATAATGGTGCTTCCTATTACAGTGGTGATGGCTATTCAATAATGGATGTTGATGCTACCAGCTTCTACCCTTATGTGATTTTGAACGGTGGTTTTGAACCTTCTCACATTGGCGAGCTGTTCACCATAATATATCGAGAAATTGTTGAGCGTCGTGTTACCGCCAAACCTATTGCTAAGAAGTTGTGGAAGGAGATTGAAGCGTTAAAGTATATGTGCTTAGAAGTACCACCGGACTTACAAAGCGAATATATCAAGCAAAGCGGTATTGTTGAGTCTCTAAAAATCGTAATCAACGGACTGTTTGGGAAGTTCGGTAGTCGCTATTCTGTCGTTTATTCGCCAGACTTAATGTTCCACACCACTGTCACCGGACAACTATGCTTATTCATGCTTATTGAACAGTTCGCAGTGTCAAATATTCAAGTTATATCGGCCAACACCGACGGTATAACAATTCGTGTGCATGACGACAAGCGTGAGCATTTAGAACAACTCATCCAATGGTGGAACACAAGCACTGGCTTGAATATGGAGTACACGCATTATAAGTCAGTCCATTATCGTGATGTGAATAATTATATAGCGCTACCATTAGACCCAACAGATAAGGTTAAAGGTATTGGTATTTTCGCAAAAGACGGGATCCGCAAGAACCCTGCGAACGCGATAATTCGAGATGCGTGTGTGGCTTATGCCAAAGATGGAACCGAACCAGAAGTCACCATAAACAATGCAACAGATATTACCAAGTTTCTACAAGTTATGAAGGTTACAGGTGGTGCTCAGAAGGACGGCGTACCACTTGGCGCATCAATACGATGGTATATTAGTGATGCTACCGATACCGCGATAAATTACGTTAGTAATGGTAATCAGGTGCAGTGCAGTATGAATGCCATGCCGATGATGAATTTACCCGATGATGGGGTGTTCCCGCCAGACTTAGATTATCAGTGGTATATCGATGAAGCGAACGAAGTGCTAATTCAAATCGGTTTGAAGTTTAGATTTTACATGCATCACGATGCTACAGATGAATATTATCTCTTAGATAACACCATAGCTCGAGATTATGATCTAGTGTTCAACGGATCCGTCGAACTGACAGAAAGAGTTTATAATAAACGAGTAAAAGCGCAATTAAAACTGCAAAACAAAACAAAATAGTTGACAACTGAAACAAAAGTGTTTTATAATAACTACAAGTTCTAGGGGATACACGAATGGAAAATGATAGCCAGATGGACATGTTTGACGATATACCAGAGTCGATACGCGCACCGGAAGTTTCACCACTTGAATCAAAAGTTGAGCAACGATTTATAAGCAACATTCGTAAGCTTGGTGGTGTTAGTTGGAAGTTCGTATCGATGAATAATCGTGGTGTGTCAGACCGCATCATGCTTTATCACGGTCGCACAATCTATGTGGAAATGAAGCGAGACAAAGGTAAAATGACACCGCTTCAAGAAAGCTTTCGTGACAAAATAATAAGCAACGGTGGTGAGTTTGTCACCATTGAAGGTATGAAAGGTGTTTCACAATTCTGCGAGCGACTTGCATCTGAAAAATCAGTTTGGAAGATTGCAATTCGCACATTGAATCAAGTTGTAAATAATATAAGTGGGTGGTACAAATGAAAAAATTATCAAGCTACGGAATAATGATCTAATATGAGTAATAACATGGGTGTTGGAACACCAAGCAGGGTTGATGAGCGATACTTCGCTGGTGGTACTGGGAATACAACTACCTATGCCATAAGTAGAGTGTGCCCAGCTTGTAAGAAGCAAAAGAAAGCTGGTCAATCACATCCGAAGTGTAGTCGATTGTTACAACAAATGAATATGAATGGTGAGATATGATTGAATACCATGTTGAGCATATAGAAAGAATCGATTGTCAGCTCTTTTTGCTGGGTATTCATTATGCGAAACGGTGGTGCAGTATTAGCTATGCGTTCGGTCTATTTGCAGATGGTATCCTAACCGGCGTTATAACCTATGGGTCACCGCCGAGTAGTGGGTTGTGCTCCGGCATTGCTGGTAAGCACAATGCTACAAACGTCTTAGAGTTGAATCGGCTATGCTTATCTCACAATCGACACAATGAGGCATCAATGCTGATTGGTGGTAGTTTGAAAATACTACCACCAGGGAAAATAATTATTAGTTTTGCTAATACAGCTATGGGTCATGTTGGATCTGTGTATCAAGCTACCAATTTTCTATATTGTGGACTTAGCGCAAAGCGCACTGATTGGTCGCTAAAATCCAAACCGCATCTTCACGGTCAAACTATCGCAGATGAGTTCCGATGACAACCAAACCGAGTAAAATTAATGCGTGATAAATATGGTGATGACTTCTATTTGAAGCCTAGATCGAGAAAGCACCGCTATGTCAACTTCACAGGTACTAACTGACATAAGAGAAAACTTATGTCAGATTTAAAATATTCCATACACCCTTACCCAAAGAAGATCGCAAATGAAAAAACTAAATAAAACAGACTTGCATGATTATCAAAATCAAACAGTGCAACATATTGTTGGTCATTCTGACTCTATGTTATGGCTCGGTTTAGGTTTGGGGAAAACTATATCATCACTAACAGCGTTCGATATTTTGCAAAAAATAGGTGCAATCAATGCTGTTTTAGTTATAGCACCTCTGCGCGTATGTCAGCTGGTGTGGCGTCAAGAGGGGTTGAAGTGGCAACATGTGTCCCACCTCACATTCAGTGTAATGTGTGGTAGTGAGAAAAAGCGCATTAGGGCATTGTTTAGAAAAGCCGATGTATATTTAATAAACTATGAATCTTTATCGTGGTTATCGATCCAACTTCAGCATTATTTTATTGATCAAGGTAAACCTTTGCCCTTCGACATGTTAATTTTTGATGAAGTTTCAAAGGTTAAACGATCTGCATCAAAGCGGTTTGAAGCGTTCTCCCCGATTGCGCAGTATTTCAATCGCAGAGTTGGGCTAACCGCCAGCCCGTGTTCCAACGGCTTACACGATTTGTGGGCGCAGTTCTTCATGCTCGATGGTGGTGCTAGATTGGGCACACATTACCCCACATTTCAATCTGCATTTTTCCACCAAGTTGGTCAGGCACAACACAATAAGTGGGAACCGTATAAAGATACCAGAGATATGATTGTAAATCGCATTAGCGATATGACCATTGAGATGTCAGCGGCAGATCATTTAGACATGCCAGAATTATTAGTTGTTGATGTTGAGATCGACTTACCACCAGCTAAAGCTAAATTGTATGCTGAGTTGGAGAAAAACTTCTTCATTGAGCTTGATGAGGGAGGTAGCATCGAAGTGTTCAACAGGGCGGCACTGTGTAATAAACTTTTACAATTTTCAAACGGCATTGTTTACAACTACCCTGACCCCGATAATATGGAGAATCAGGTTGAAGAGTTTATCCACGATGAGAAGTATAAAGCTTTGGATGACATCATCGCTAACTCGGGCGATGAACCAATACTCTTGGCATATAACTTCAGTAGCGAGCGCAGAGAAATCGAGAAACGGTATCCCAAAGCTAGATGTCTAACAGGTGTCAGCGAAGAAGAAGCTATTGAAATTATGACCAAGTTCAATAATGGTCAAATAAAACTGCTAATTGGTCATCCATTATGTTTAGTCGGTGACACTGAGGTTTTGACCGAAACCAGAGGATGGGTTAAAATAACAAACATCAAAGCTTCCGAGCGTGTTTTCGATGGTGTTGATTTTGTTGCGCATGATGGGTGCTCATATTCAGGCTACTCGACAGTAATTGATGTTTTCGGGATTGGCATGACACCTGAGCATCGGTTGAAAATAAACGAACAGTGGGTTAAAGGTAAAGATGTTAGAGATAATTCAAATACTAGACGAGAAGCGTGTTACACCTACAAGGGAAATGATACTTACATTAGTGCAATGTGTCCGATGCAGCGGTGTGAGCAAAATGACACTTCAATCCGTAAAAAAGCACAACAAGTTGCATCGGACACATTGTCAACTGTGTCAGCAAGACAAGTTTCACATGATGAGTCGCACAAGATTTTACTCGATATGGCGGCACATGCGAGGACGAGCAAACGATCATTTGGACGAAAATTATCAAGGTCGTGGGGTTGGTGTCTGTTTGGAATGGGAAGTGTTCGAGAACTTTTACAACGATATGTATTCGACATATTCGGATCACCTAACAATAGAGCGAATCGACGTGAATGGAAACTACGAAAAGTCAAATTGCAAGTGGATCACAATGTTCGATCAACAAGCAAACAAGAGAACAACAAGACGAGTAAGTTACAACGGTGTGCAAATGCACTTGGCCGAATTGTGCCGGCAGTCGGGGTTTTCCAAAACAATGCTACTCGTGAGATTGAACAAAGGAATGAACGGAGATCAAGCCGTGGCGGATGCTCGAAGATCGAACTACAGCAAGCGTGGAGCAAAACACGAAACATCGATTGGTCAACTGACGATGAGCGCACTGGCAACACAGCTAAATGTATCAGAAGCAACAGTGTCGAGACATCTGAAAACAAACAAGATCGAGAAGTTAATCGCAAAGAACATGTCTACGACTTAGTTAACTGTGGTGTTCGCAAACAGTTCCTTGTTCGGAACCCATCTGGTGATATATTCATATCGCACAATTCGGCTGGTCATGGTATAAACCTGCAAGAGTCATGCCACATTGTTGTGTGGTTCGGGTTAAACTACAACTTAGAATTATATGAGCAGTTTATTGGTCGCATTGATCGCCAAGGTCAAAGCAATCCTGTGCAATGTTTCCGCATAGTTTGTAGAGACACAATGGACTATGCTGTGATGGGGGCTCTATATAATAAAGATAAGACGCAATCAGCAATGCGTGATGCCATCGGATCGTATAGAGGTAAGGCTATTGATTCTGAAGTGTTGTACGAAGATATGAGCGTTGGACCACCACCACCAAAAATCGCACCACCACCACCAAAAATCGCACCACCACCACCAAATTGAGTTTTAAACAAAACACTTTACAGTTTAAACAAAACAGTTTATAGTGATCGTAAATTGATAAATCAAAAGGTGATAAAATGAAAATGCTAGATAGAATGCTAGATAGAATAACAAATCAAGGTGATCCTTGGTTGGATGTATGGTTGTCAATCTGTCTTATGTGCATGGTTGTTGGTATTGGTATTGGGATGCTGGTTGGTATCATACTCTCGGCAGGGATATGTTTATGAGCGACAAAGGTTTCCCATATATGGATGCCTTCCGATCTGGGAAGTTGAAAGCGACCGAAGACAGTGTGGATGTGTCAAGGTTGCAACTGGAACTAAGCAAACAACAAACCGCCAATAAATTTTTAGAAGAATCGTACGAGCGGCAGATGGACGAAATGGTTGCTATGCACCAGCGAAAGCTACGCAATCTGCGTCGCAAGATTTTGAAAGAGCTTCGAGATAGAAAAATAAAACTACAGGAATAAACATGCGTATTAAATCGGATGTGAAAAAGTTAATCGGTCGGAGGATTGTTACCATAGAAGGTTTGGCAACAAACTCGGAAGAGGTGCTTATAACACTGAGCGATGGTGAAAAATACGTGTTTTACCATGATTTTGATTGTTGCGAGCGTGTTGACCTGCATGATTTCGAGTTGTCATCGCACACAATCGCGGGTGGGACGATTCTTTCAGCAGAAGTGATTTCTGGTTCAAACTCTGGCGTGGAGCCAGAAGGGTCGTACGATCAGAGTTGGACATGGACGTTTTATAAGATTGAAACAACAAAAGGTGGTCTGTGGATGCGCTGGCTTGTGACTTCCAATGGGGAGTATTCCGAGGAAGTATCCTTTGCACAAGTGATTGATGTGATCGATTAGATAGGTATAACTATATCGCTTAACACAGCCACGCTTGGCGCAGAACTAACAATCTCCCCAGAACGAATATAGTATTTATTATTAACCGTACCTGTACCACGCACTCGCACAACACCACCATCAACCAACGCCATGAGTGATGTTGAACCATCTGTACTCGACAGTGTGGCAATTAATAACGGATCTTTCGGTAAGATCTCTTTGAACGCAACCCATGTGTTCGGGGTGGTTTCACCAATCGTGAGTGTTTGAGACACTGTTACATGGTTTGCTTCTATTGAAACTGCGTTAACAATACCTCTTGTTCCCACCGAATCTACAGTCACTGCGACAAACGAACTAACACCGATGAATGGTACAGTAGTGCCGTCCATGAATGTTGTTACCGATTTAATCTTAGGTTGTGGAACCTGCGCAGCGAGTAATCGCTTACCAAGTGTTCGCAACGCCAAAGCGTCGGTCATTAAGGCATTACTAACCGTCGATAAAAGTTTAGTACCAGCTGTGCCGTTGCGACGACATTTCGCCTGAACACCGCCGATGGCATATCCATGGATAAACACAGCATCCGCTTGGAAGCTAGAAACCGGCTCTTCTGTCAAACCCGTGATAACTGAATCTGGTATAGAGAAATCTGGCGACACAAGCGCAAAATTCCAAGGCTCCACAGGGTATCGTGGTTTGAACTCTAAGGTCTGCGAATTTGTTGATGGTATGATGATTAAACCCATATCCTTTGCAAACTGGCTAAGCGCTTCTATGGGTGTTTTATCACTATACCCATACGCACCAGCGGTGATATTCCATACTGGTGCTGACCAGACCACAGTCCAACCATTGGGGGCTATCAAATCTGCAATTTGTTGGTTAGTTTGTAACGAGCCAAAGTTGACAGTTTGAGGTTGTACATAAGGTTTGCTTAATAGTGCGCTAATACCACGACCAGAAATACTTACAGACTTCTTACCATAAACCCGTGTCGTTGTTATCTTCTCCACCAGCATATGCCACACAACACTGTTAATTGTGATATATATAATTTTTGCCGAACCGTTTGCATTCTGTTTTATCAGATCAACTTGCGCAGGATCATCCAAAGTCGATGAAAACTGCCAAGAGGTGCTATCGGTATCGAACGACATGTTTGCAGTGCCAAGATGAATAGCTGTCACCCCATCGTCTAAAGTTGCTGTTATTATATTCTGCATTGTGTAAACCTCTTGTGTTGGTATTATAACAGTAGAGCCGCCGCCTGGTGGATCAACAGGTGGATCAACAGGCGGTAAATCAATCCATGGTGACTTACCACGTGGTGGTTTGCGAGCGGTCTCAACCGGCACGCAGCGTTTGATTTTCTTAGGTGTCGCACTGGTGAACGAGCTACATGTCCAGTTTGAGTTCACCCCGATCACATGTTGCTCAACCACATAACCCGTTTTGCCGAATGTTAGTTCAAAATCAGTGCTTGGTTGATAATTCGGGTTTTGGGTGAATGTGAAATCCAAGCTCGGTGTGTAATCATAAGGTGCATCTGGTTCCAAATAAACCAATCTCAGAATATCGTGCTGCGATGTGCCCGAATCTTGAATTGGCGCACACCATCTGTCAGGATAAACCTTGGTCATCTGCTCCATAATTGCGCATAAATACAAATCTACCGCTGAAGCTTGCTCACTGACAAGACAAAGCGCAAAATCAATAAACGTCCCCTGCTCTTGCACAAAACATGCACTACCAGCAATAAAAGTGCCATCCTGTTGGGTTGATACCAGTTTATAATCACTTCTTGTGCCGTTTTCAGCTACGAAACATAGTTGTGGGATTAGGAAGGATCCATCTTGCTGGATAGCGTTCACTTTGACTCGTTTGAATGATGCTTGTTCTTGTGGAGACTCCAATTTACCAGTTGATTTAGTTGCGTTCTCAACAAGCCCACATGTTTTCAGTGTGGTGAAATTGAGAATGTTGGAATCGTAATTACCAATCATCCCACCAACTACATCAACCAAGGTTGCAGAAAGTTGACCACCAAAATCATAATATCTAGCTATAAATTGCGACGATAAACCATCAAGTGTTGCACTAATTATTGCTGTTTGACCTGTTGTTGCGGTAAAGTCACCAACAAAACCACCTGTCACATCCCCGATCAGAGCATTTATATCGCCACTGGGACTTCCAACCACAATCGGTGTTCCGAAAACAAAGTCGCCGGTTGGGGTGTAGCTAAGGTTAGCTACAAATATGAAGTTGTTAGATGGGGTATAGGCCATTGCTGACCCTTATTGCGGTATGACTGGGCTGTGCGTAATCGGTTGCACAAAACGTTCAACACACGCCAATGTTACTGTTCCATCCACCACTGTTTGACCAGGTACTGTCGCCCATACTGGCTCTGTGACACCCGTTGTTCCTGCAATTGTGACCTTGTAGTAATAAGGTGTTGTTGATGGATCTGTCGGATAGCGCAGTTGGTTTATTGCTAACACTTCTTCCTTTATCCAAGGTGTTCCCTGCTCTGGCGAACATGTTATTAGGTGTGGCACATCGTTTGTAATATCAACAATCAACTCAAACGTACCGTTGTTAGTGCTAACACTAGCTGTCAAAGCTCCATCATCTACGCGATAACTTCTAACATTCCAATCCGCAACGCCCAATGTTTCGGTGATAGTGCCTGATAATACTTTCGTAAATATTTGTTCAAAGTAAAGCGCATCAATGCTCGCTTGATCTAGCGATTTGCTGTAGATACGGAACTGGTCTATTCGCCCTATGAAATTCCGACCCGCTGTTGAACCATCCCCATAAGCTGTCCCAATTTTAAATGTAGCATTGTGAGAAATAGTAACACCAGTCTGGTTTACTTTTATATCACCATTACTAAAAACTGCAAGATCTGTACCGTTAGTACACCTAAGTATTAAATGTGTCCAAGTGTCTAGTGGTATATCCGCATAAGACAGATTTGCTGCGTTGAAAACACCATTGTTACCCCACCCTACAGCCCAAGCACCCGAACCGTCTTGAAAGCCGACAACACCCTGTGCAGGTGTACCAAAATGATTCCCGAAAATGCCGTGATAATTACCGTTTGTTGTGGGTCTAACCCAACATGATATTGTGAAGTTATCCCCTAATATTGTTGAGGGGTTTATAGGAACGTCAATTGTTGCGTTAGCATTCGTATCGCCGGTAAACTGTAATGCGTTTCCCAAATACCCCTCAAATGGTATTTGGTCGCCCACTGTTGCGTTATGACTCCCTGTTTCATCTATCAGCGTATTCCCACTGATATTATCCATCGTATAGAAAGCCGCTAGGTCATCCCACACACGCAACTCTTCATACAACGATAAAACTTCCCCATCTACTAACGCTCTATTGAACAGATAAAGTTGATCAATAGCTCCGTTCAAAAAATCCCCAGAAGCACCACTATTTTTCCCTAACAGCAAACCTGTTCCGTTCCATGTAAAACCACTTGCAGCTTCTGATAGAAGTTTTACCCCGTTCAGGTATATTGCAATGTTAGATCCATCATAACTGAAAAGGATATGTGCATAGCTTGTGGTTGGAAGTACGTCTGCTACAGCGTGCCAAACTGTGCCATCATAGTAGCCAAGAGTGTTTGAACTGCCTGCTACATCAAGAGCCAAAATCCGCCTAGGTGTCGCCTGATCAAACAGATACTGCCCTAGCGCACTTGTATTAATCTTGGCATAACAAGACACAGACCATGAAATCATAGACGCGATTGTCGGCATTGTTGCATAATCGCTTGTACCGTTGAACAGTAGTGCATCTCCCAAGACACCGTTTGTCACACTTGTACCAGACAATGTGATGTCATACGTAGATGTTTCATCTTGCAGTGTTACGCCTGATATTGAGTCCATTGTATATTTAGCAATATAATCTATAGGTAGGATAATATGCTCTCGGGATAGTAACCCAATTTCAAATGGAGAAAGTACACGATTAAACACTTTAATGTTGTCCGCATAACCATCTAGCCTGTAGTCTGTGTTAGATCCTTCTCTACCAATATAGAGATCAGCTAAGTTTGAATACGCTATATTAATAGAATAGTGGTGACAAAGAATCCCGTTAAGGTAGAGTTTCACTTCGCCTGCTGAGTAGATAAAACCCAGGTGATTCCAAGTATTAAGAACAACGTCTGCTTCCGTTGTAGGAGTAAATATTGCTGTTGAGGTTATAGCTGAGTCACGCTGTACAAAATTCAATACTGGATTTGTAGCCCCATTCTGCAACGCTAATGAGAACCCTTTCCCACTAATCAGATTTGTTGATAAAATAACCTTTAAGTTATCCGGAAAAGCTGCTCCTATTGACCTACAGTTAAACCATAACGAAAAACTCATATCCTGGTTAGCGACAATACCACTAACCTTTGCATACCCATCCACGTTGTCAAGTTCGACACTACCACCAACGGAGAACGGCGATAATGCGCTACCAGTGAAACCACCAGTGAGCGCACCTTGATGTGTTGAGGTTTCATCAACTAAAATACCACCACTGACTGTGTCGGCTTTATAATGCGCTATGAAATCTTTAATATTTGCCACAATTACGCATTCCCTTCAGTTAGCAAGCCACTGGTAATACTTATTGTCCCACCCGCTATTGCGCTTGTTGTGTTAAAGATGATTTCTTGTCCACTAGCCGATGTGCCGCATCCCATGTCGGCTACAAAGTTGCCATCCGTATCAAAAAATCGACACCATGTTATAACCTCTGTTGCATCGGCGGCAATGTCGTCCCCAATGGTGTCGAATGTCAACACACCAGCCGCGACTGTGCCGCTGGGTTTAGAAAGCGTACATGTGCCAACCAGCACTTGCGCAACAATGGCTACACCAGTTGCAGGTCGTGTTGCACCGTAGAACTCGATATAAGCCGACGAACCTGCACCAGTGTCCAATGCGTTTACGATTTGTGTTAGCCGCGAATTACGCAACGCTGTTGAAAATCCAATACTCATAAGTTATACCGTGTCAATGTCGCCCCGCATTTCTATGCAGAACGTAAAATCAGGATCAGTCTCAGGGCCTTGCGCAATAGATTGAATTAACCATGGCGGCGCGCCAGCGCCATACGTGTTAAACCGCAACACATTACCTGCACTCCAACCTGCACCCCAACCATCTAGCGGTATTGTGAAATACGGTTGAGCAGTATTAGGGTTGATGGGGGCAATATTACCAGTTATTGTGACCGAGGTTAATATTTGTCCTACATGTTCGCCAATCACATGAACCAGTGCCGCGCTGCTGAATAAAATCTGCCAACGCTCCTCAATGCAACTTGCGTTATCAACAACAATCGGATATTGACTATTATTGTATTGTGCAGAAACATCATCACCAATCAATACATCAGACCATAGCCCAGACCATGTTTGTTGATCAAACGGGATTGACGTTCTGGCAAACAAGTTACCAAAAATCAGCGCATTTGATACCAATGTATCAGCAAGCGGAAAATCATGTGTTAGCGGTTGAGAGAGTGTTAGTGTGCCTGTGATTTGCACATCGACCAACATCGCCATATCTTCGATACGGTCAGTGATTGTTAGTGGTTGAGAGATACCTGTTAAGTCGCCCCACAGGATTGTTCCTAGATCCATATCCGCAGTATAGGTTGACGCTAAAATTTCCTGACCCGCACTATCTCTAACACTTAATTTAGAAATACGAACCCGCCCGAGATTGGTAGTGGTAGCTTGAGTGTAGGTTCCAGTTGTAACCTGATCGTTCAATACTACAACAACGTCACCGTCTGCAAAAACAGGAATGCGACCATCTTGTGGTAATCGAACAGGGTTTAGACCTAGTATACTTGAATCGAGTGGTAAAAATGTCTGACTAACTGCGTTATATAAAATGGTGTCAGCAAAAACATGAGCCGGTTTAAATATATTACCGTCAACAACCGCGAGTGGGTTGTACCAGCTTTTGGATTCATTGCCAGCCGCAACCACCCAATCACCGAAGTTGATTGAGATGACACCAGTTTCATAGTTGATCCAACCTTCCATTCCCGCACCGAGTATATAACCTGTCGCATCGGCACTAATGCTAATTAGTGTGCCATCAGTTTGATTAGCTCGAACCTGCAACGACTGAACTTTAACCGGCGCACTAGGCACTCTAAACACAGCGTTAGAAACAGGTTCTTTACCTGCTTCGGTTGCTAACGACTGCAAAGTGAACGTGTTGGCAACGTTTGTTTGCCATGATGATATTGAAACAATGCCGGTTGTGTAATCGATTGTGCCGCCGAATGTACCCGCACCTGTTGCGGGGTCAATGTTGTAAAAAACAGAACCTGACCTATCAACAAACACATCACCACCCAACGTAAATCGTACAGAACCAGGTACGATTGTTTCATCGAACCCGTCTGTCAACTCAACATCAACATTAGACAGCGTTACAACATCTTGTCGCGTTGATGTAGAATCTGTTTTGCGGTAATGAACAGTAACAACACCTGATCCATCTTGCGGAAATGGCGCTATAGCATCTGTATTAGCATAGCCCGTATGAACGGTCGAATATGTAGCCTTCGGCTCTGCCCTGAACGCACCCGCATAAGTTGTATTGGCAGGGGTTTCACCCGTTTTTTTCTTAGAGTATGTTGGTGTTATCAAAGTAACAATGCTGTCGGGTGCGAACGTTATAATACCTGTCACAAGATTCACGTTTGAGCTTAGCACTGTCGATCCATCTGGTTTTTTCAGCAAACCAGCACCGTTGTCGCGTGCGGTCACAATACCATTAATACTTTGTCGTGATATTTCGGCTTCGGCTTTATAGGTTAATGAGTTAGGTGTCACGTTCCATTGCATTTGAATACTGTTCGCAACAATGTTTGTGTCCTGCAAATCCAACGTTAGAAGTGCGCCAGATTTAACCGGTGCGTTAAATGTTTTACTTAGCGGTACACCCGTATCATAGTCCATTGTGAATTGCGTACCACCCAGCGGTAGTGTTGTTGGTGTAAACTCAACCTCACCTGTACCATGCTTAACCGTGCCGGTAGCATCGCCAGTTATAATACCTTGTGTGTCTGCTGAAGCTGTTCTGGCCGAACCGTCATTCCAAGTGATAACCAGAGTGTTAGGTGCGACACCTGTGTTTGTCAACGTATGTTTAACGGCAAAAGGTTTGGTTGTCAGGTTTGATCGGTTATAATAGCGCGCAGACTTTGCGAAGCTGAATAAAATCGCACTGTTCGCATCTGGTAGTGCTGAGAAGGTGACTGAGATTGTACCTGTTGCATAGCTGATTGTACCTGACCCAATACCTGATTCCTGACCCAATAGACCACCAGTGCCGTTATCATATAGCGTGTACCACTCACCCAATGCGCGATAACTGACACGGACAGAACCGGGCAGTGGAGCTTGCGGTAGCGTATTAACCCATACAAAACCGCGATTAGCACCGGTCACAAAAATCTGTGAAGTATCTGCAATTTTTACGGGCGCAACAGCGGGTCTGAACGAGACCGTTTTGTTACCACCGTAACTAGGTGATGACGCGCTGAAAGAAATACTACCTTCCATGTAATCGGTTGTACCGATAACTGTCGCACCGATCTTCAAGTTACCACCATCGTCAACAATACTCCCGCCGACGACAGGTATATTCAATGTACCCGGCAGGTATGGCGAACCAATATAAAACGATGTGTTTGCACTGAATATTGTGCCGATAACAATAGATGCCAAAGCTTGCGCACTATCATAAAGCGGATATGATTCACCGGCCATGTTCGCATCTATTATTGCCAACTCTTGTAACGAGCTTGGTATCACTTGCGAATAAACCGAATCAACTTTTACAGTCAAATCAGTGTTACTTGCAGCTAAAGCTAGTGGTCGAGCCGAATAATATTTGGCGGCATTGGCAACGACTGTATTTTTAATGACCGCTGTCGATATAGTTGTGTCGAATCGACTAATTTGAGAGCCAACAAAATCATAACCGAGTTTTTCTGAAATCTCTAAGTTTATAATGCGTCGCTTAAACACACCGCTCACATCAGTAAACTCTTGAATAGATTCAGTGATAGTGACAATCTTCACATACTGCGTTTCGCTGTCACTATATTGCGTTAAATAGAGGACATCGCCAACGCCTGGTATTGGTGAATTGACCCCTTGAAAAATTGTAATCAGCTTACTATCTTTCCACTGTGTCGCCCACAAGAAGCCAGCATAGTTCGCACCCTTAGCGCGGTAATTTTCAACCCGTGTTTGCGCGGCAGGGCGACGATCAAACCAGTCTTGCGTACTAAATAAATTAATACCAATCTTCTCATCTTTCGGAAGACGACTGATAATCATATGACTACCGAAGTATTTGTCTTGGGTTTGCGTTTGAATCGCAGGGAACACTTTACGCATGTGAACTGCACCATAAGTGCGATCCAGTGTGCTAATGTCTTCAAAGATATTATTGCTCAATCCATCAACAATCACATTACCCGTAATCGCACCCCCACCTTGCGGTGTGTCATCCATCGTGTCTGATTCAAAGATTTTAATATCTTGCGTTTGAATTGGCATACCGGTTAAACCTCAATGAATTTTAAAGCAACACTGTAGATGTGTTCTACGGTTGGATCACTAATATCGTAAATTTGCTCAGCTTTAACAGGACTAATATTACCACTTCTGCTGAACATTACAGTATATGCAACACCGTGAAAAGTCAATGTCATAGTTGTATCTGGCACGTTGGCTTTAGCTAACAAGGCATCTAATACTGATTTCGTTATCCAACCACTATTCTGAGCACCAGCGATTGTTATTATTCGACCTTTCGTTTGCACAGCTTCTTGGACGATGAGTGCCCCTGTTAAAGATCGCTTGACATCCTGAACGACATTTGACCAACCGTATTCGTCACGCCATACCAAGTCTTCTGGTAGAGTTATTGTATCGAGTGTTATCGCCATTATGCAGCGGCTCCAGATTGTTGTAACGATTCCAACATTCGCATAGTTGCGTCATCCTTAGTAAAGCGACCCGTGGCCTGTTGTCCATCAACATTAAAGTTGATGTTGATTGTTTCAACATTCGCACTCTCACCAACAGCACCACCGGTAGCGAATCTCTGCGGCATTATACCCTTATTCAAATTATTAAAGAAGTCTTGACCGAAAGATTGCACTGTCGATTTGCGCATTACAAATTCACCAGGTGTTAGCAATGCACGCACAGTGTCACCTAAACCTGATCCACCAACACTACCGCCAGTTGCAAACTTTCTAATCTTCTCTTTTGTTAAAAGTTTATCTAAAGCTTCCTTATCGGTAGGGATTGCTATGCCACGCGTCGTCAGGTTGCGAGCAAACACCTCTGAGATACCGGCTTTCTTAGCGTTGACCAGATTGTCACTTCGTTGTTTAGATGTTAACTCGTTGGTCGCTGTGCTTGATTTATCTGTACCACCGCTACCCATTTCGAACAGCTCGGAACCACCGCTTATGCTGTTACGTTGTTGGAGTAAGCCACGTAGCTTCCCAAAGAAATCGAAGCCGCGAGTATATGACTTACCAGCACGACCTTGCTGTTTTAATGTTCTGTTAATTTCCGAATTTATAGCCGCAACTTTTGATAAATCTGATATTGAGCCACCTGACAACGCACGTACAGATGTAACCATACCATTGAGCTGGCGGATCCAAGATTTCATATGAATGATGGATGCCCCAACCTCATAACCAGCACCGCTTGTACCGGCCAAACGTGTTTCCACGCGACCCTTGCGCAAGTTATATTGCGCAGCCAGAGCTTTCGCCATTTCGCTTGCTTTTGGTGCATTGTTGGCTATCGCTTCTGGTGTGAAAGATTTCTTGGTTTTAGATCTATTTTTCAGGAACGCTGCGAATGGGTCATCATCCTCAACAAGACCACCTGTGGCATATTTACGCACACTCGCGACACCGTTATTCATTGCGTGCATTGTTGCTGCTCCGAACTTCTGAACTGCAGACTTGCGCATTATGAACTCACCTGGTGTTAATAATGCTTTTACAGTATCACCATTGCCGGAACCTGGCACTCGATCTTTGCGTTTAATGAAACCGCCTGTAGCTTTCTTCTGAATACTCTCAGTGACTGTTGATAGTTTTTCCTCACGAGTAGTCAATGTTATTTGTGTATTTTTTAATTTGGTAAGCCGTCTTTCCAGTGCGTCAAGTTTGCGGACAACCTCGTCATCATTGATGGTGATAAGCAACTCACGCCTACCTTTCAACTGTTTGTCAATCTTGGTGATTAGCTTTTCGTAATCGAGTAGCTGATCTGCTGACGATTTAATATCAGCCGCACGACGTTCTTGAGCTGTACCTTCACGAGCCAGAATATCTTTTTGCGAACTAGCAACAGCATCGGATGCTCGCGTATAGCTAACCAAAGCCGCATCAATATTGGCGACGGCGGTTAATTGCGCGACCGAACCATCTTCTGCGGCCTGTTTACGTGCGTTTTCCGTCCTAATGACATCTTCCAACTGACTCATCGCTTTCTTATTTAGTGTTACTATTTCCCCAGCCTGAGTCTCTTTGTCAAGTGTTGCAGCTTCATCCAACAGCTTGATAGCGGCATATCGTTCGCTTTGCGCATCAAGATCCTTTTGATAGTCTGCGCGCTGGTCACCGCGGATTTCTCTTATAAAGTCTGCTGTACGTTTCTCATTATCTGCAATATCATCTTGGATTGATTTTATATTTTTAGCAAAATCAGCATATTCTTTGCGCATTTTTGACAGACGCGACTGAAGGGTAGTGACAGCATCGCTATTTATACCCCTGAGTTTATCACCAAGTTCGATTTGCAACGCCAGTTGCTTTCTATTATTACCCTCAGCACCTTTTATTTGTGCATTGTAGAAAGACTCCCATCGTGTCTTCTCAGCTTCTAAAAACCCCAGTGTCTGCGCTTGAACCTTGGCATCTGTGGTGTCGCGCAACTCTTGAAGTGCGGATTGGAAATCCACCTCATTATCCAATCTCGACTGCAAAGCCAATGCTTGTGCGCTAGACTCTTCTTCGATGGCCGCAATTTGAGCAGAGTTATCCACTTTCAATCGTTCACTCTCAGATTGCATCGAATCAATCATTTTGGTAAATGAATCAGTCCTAAGTTCATTTATTGCGCTTTCCGCATCTTTGGTTCTACTAGCGTTTTCAATGATTTGAGTTTGGGTCTTCTGAAGCTCTGCAATTAAACTTTGATCTCGCGCCAGAATGCGCGCCTTTTCAGCATCATCAATGCCGATTTTATCATCAATATATCTATTATATCTTGCGGTCACACCGTCAAGCTTAGATTGCAAATCACCCGTGTTGAACACGAAATCAATCGGGTTTGTGAGAATTAGAACCAGCTTCGCGACCGCTGCAACCAGACTTGCAAATATAACATCCAACGCAACGAACTCGGAAGCAATAGACGCACCAAGGAATATTAGTAGACCAGGCAAACCAAGTAAACCCGAAGCCAATCGTCCTATAGCACTAACGACACCTTTTATTATTTTTGGTACAGCTTCCAATATGCGTGTGAATAAGCCAAGCTTCTTAGTTGCACCCGCATACACGAATGTCGACGCGGCCGAAGATGCCAGGGAAGCTTTTTGCGCATTAGCTAGTGCTAATTCGGAAGCAATCAAACGCCCATTAGTAGCTGTAACCTTGGCTTTGATTGCCGCGTTTTCAACATACAATGTGTTCTGGGTCGCAATAGCTTTTGTTCCGGCACTGTGCGCAAGCGCTAGTTCCGCTTCAGAAGCACTCAACACCTTTGATGCTGCGCTGACTTGTTGTCGGGTGGCGGCTAATCGCACCTCATGCGCCAAAGCACCTTTTGCTGATATTTGAGCACGACCACGGACAATTTCTAGCTGAACCTCAGCTTCCATTTCCTTAAGCACGGCCCGTTGTGCAACAACACCTTTTTGTCGCTTTTTAATAATGTCGTTGGTATCTTGAATCGATGCTTTCTGGCGAACTAGGGCAAGTTCATTTTCTGCAAGCGTATTGGAAGTAGTAATGGCCGCAGTTTTTGCAGACTCCAAATTCGTTTGCGCTAATTGTATTCTCTGTGCTGCAATCTGACTGAGCGATCTAGATCTTGCGAGCGCAATTTTCTCAATATTGCTTTTCTCAATATTGGAATTAAGTTGATCTTGTCGAGCAGCAGCACCTTTTTGTGCGGACAAAGCCACAACATCTGTGATAGTTCTTCGTATGGATTTGGCATAATCCACAACACTGGCAATGAACTTGGCTCCTAAAAATAAACCTGCAACTTTAGTTGCAACAATTAGCACCCGCGTAAATGCACCAACGTTTTCCGCAAGACCATTTATCACATTGGCGATAGTGGTATTACCACTACTGAACGTAGACAACAATAATGTCCATTCTGTACGCACGTTCTGAAATGCTCGACCAATGGTGAGTGGTAGTTTAGCATTCTCGGCTGCTAATTTCTCAGACTGACTTAATAGTGCAGCTGTGACACGCTGTGCTGTGAGTTCTCCGGCTTTCGCCATTTCGCGTAATTTACCAATCGGTACGTCCAAACCTGCGGCAAGAGCAAGACCAATACGACCGCCGTTTTCCATGATCGCATTAAATTCTTCACCACGGAGCACACCCGAAGCCATGGCTTGTGAAAATTGTCGAACAACAGATGCGGATTCTTGCGCAGAAGCACCTGAAATCCTTAAACCCTGTGATAGTGCTCTGGTGACACCCAAAGTCGTCTGCATCGTACCACCAGACGCTTGGATTGCACGATTCATTCGGGTAAATAAGATGATGTTTGAATCTAGTGCCGAGCCTGACTCTTTAGATATTTTAACCAGTTCTGCTTGCGCGGTATTGAAATCTTCAGTGCCATCTGTCATCAGACGGAGCTTGGCTTCCAATTCAACTGCGGCATCTGAGGCGCGAACTAATCCTTTTGCAAGCTGAATACCAATATTAATGCCGACGAAACCCAACAGTGTTGTTTGAACACGCTTTAAAGTCCTGTCAAACGCGTTCATCTTGGCTTGCGCCGAACGGAAACCTCTAGTGGTATTGTCAACCGCTTCTATTACTATCCGTTCTTTCAAATTAGCCATTGATACACCCTTCTAGTCTTCAGATTGCGACATAACAAAGTCTAACGCATGTTGATAAAATGTCCAATCATAATCTAATATGTTCGAATGACCTCTTTCGACTAATGCGGAGATTGTGGTGTCTAGTCGCTGTAAGAACTCTTTTCCGTTGGGATGGTTTCCGTTGGGATGGTTTCCACTTGGAACATTGTCTGCGCCATGTTTGACGCTATCATTAAAAAAGTTGAGTTTAACTCTTTCATAGCTTCTACTAACTTCTCGATGTCGCTTCCTGTCAGATCTTCCAAAGTGTAGTTGTCACCTGATTTGTTTTTAACCACCATAAACTCGGAGAAAATATCAATAATATCGTCGAATCGTTCTCCCAGTAGTGCGCTAATGTTCAACTCTTCCCCGTCTTTAGGTACAAGTAGATCGTAAAAATTGCTAATCATTTTACGAATACTCCGAAGGCGTAATTCGCTAACCACAACTTTAAAGTCGCTCAATTCTACTGTTTTCTGCTTCATAATAAATTCCTCTTGGTTTATGAATAATAAAGGGAGCCGAAACTCCCTTTATCAAGTTTAACTATTGCTTATGTGTATGCAATATCTGTTTCGATTTCATAACCTGAAACCTTACCGGTTGGTGTGTTCAGTGTACCATTCAACTCAATAGTGGCGAAATCAGATGATAAGAAATCAACACCGGTTTGTGGTGCAAGAACCGCTTCAAACACATTCACAGTAACTTTAGATTGATCTGCAAAGTTTTCACCATCCATCAACAGTGCAACCTTGATTGAAGCGTTCGTACCACCTTGCACTTTGTTCGATGCAATGGTTGCGTGTGTAAAGTCAATATGCAACACATCACCTTCGGTGATTGATCCACCAGCTAGCACTTCGATCAAACCCATCTCAGCATTGCTGATCGCATAATCTGTGCCGAGCACGTATGTTGTGGCATCTGTGACATCTTTTACAACGACAGCACTAATACTACGGATGCTAGTTTTAATCATCTTGCCGATATGAGCAGTATGCGCTTCACCAGTAATAGAAGCTCCGGCAACAGCGCCATCTGCAACATTTCCGAGGAAAGCTAATGCCAGATTATCTTTATCCAAATCATCCAACGTAATTGCGATTTCAGCCGGGGTTTTAATTGCGACCGAATCTAAAACTTGACCCAAAGAACCGCGCAATTTGGAAATGCGCTCTTTGATTTCTGAGTTTTCTTTGATTTCCATTTTGGTAGCATTACCAAAACGCAACCAACCTTGAGAAACACCACCCACAGTGCGCTCATAAAATACTGTACCTGAACCAATAAAACCAGCCATAATAATCTACTCCTACAATTTATAAATACGGATTAAGCATCTTGCTATATTTTTTATGCGCGTTCTCTTTTGCGCTCATGTTCAATTTTGATGCTTTTATCCGCATCAATGGCTAAGCGTACACGGTCGCCACGATCATTATTAATATCATTAATACAAACAACCGCACCATCGATAACCATGGTAGAACCTTTCTGCAACTCTACTGCAAGCTTCACTGTATTGCAACGCTTATTTACTGACAATAATGTGATTTTAGATTCCGCAATCTTCACCCAACAACTTCGGGTAAGCTGAGTGAACATAGACATTATATAATGTTATTAGTTTTTAAATAATCAATTGTGCTATCGCTAGGGTTCATCTCAGACACTGGTGTACCCTTGTCGTAAGTTTTACCTGCGTGCGTGTGATTCTGCTTCAATGTCAACTCACCATCAGCTAAGGGTTTAACCTCACGTTTGGTTGCGCTTCGTTTGGATTCTTTCTTCATTATGAACTCCTAGTTTATATCACTGTTTCGACAGTGAACATCATCGGTATATAAATCATATTATTATTATAATCAGGTCTGTTGAATCCACGCTCATCATCGACAAGTTGCATCACACCGATTTCTGGGGAGACTCGCCAACCTTTGAGAAGTTGCACAACTTCCAAAAACTTCAACCCACCATGGGTTTTGCGCAAAGATTTTGGACATACGATAACAATTTGCCACAACATTTTCAACTTCTGTTGACGAGAACTAGCGGTACTATTCAACGGATCGGCTCTGAAACCAGCGTTCAAAACCAAACATGCAATCCGATCATCGTCATGATCAATGTTAGTGAAAAACTCATTATCTAGTTTTGCAGCATCAGCCTCGGAGAACACCATGTCAGTCGAAAACAACGGCTCAATCTTAGCTATGATTAAGTCTTCCGGATCGAAAATATTAGCAATAGTCAAAACACACCTCTACTTTTTAGCTTTCGCTATTTCTTTCTCAAGATTAGCACGTAAAATCTTGCGCAATCTCAATTCTATTTTATCAGCGGCTCTTTGTGCATCGCCGCGAGCGTCCGGTAAATGGACATATCGTTGCTTCAGTTTACCACCAGCAACACGTTCAAAGATACTCTCGTATCCGTTTTTCATTGTGGCGACAAATGAGTTCTCAAAAAAATACTTACCAGCCCAAGCACCACCAGCACCAGCATCATTGCGCATTTTACCCGCGTAGCGCGCTGCAATCTTATTCGTACCCATCCAAATCTCACCACGACTACTGCGCTGGCGACCCTTCGGTGTTGTCTTTTTAGCCCTAACTCTGCGGAAACCACCAACTGGTGTTCCGGCACTTCTGGGTATTGCGCCACCTAATTCTTTGTGTCCCTCGTTAACTAGCTGTCGAACAGTTCTTCTTGTAGCCCTACGCACTTGTGCGGGTCGAGCTTTAAACTCACGAGCAATAGCTTCTTGGCCTTCAATGCGAATGCGCATTCTCATACTACCGCTCCAATATAATTTGGATCTTACCAACCGATGCGGGTCTAATTTTAAACACGTTGTATGTCGCACCATGTACCTTCAGTTTCGATTTAGGCTTAACCTTTTTACCATCCTCGTCGTTTAATGTTACAACAGGATATACAATATCCATTCTGTCGCCGAGTTCTTCGTCTAGGTATTTGAACTCAAAGACACCTTTAAACTGGTCAGAAACCCCACCAGAAGATCTAATATGCTCAATATCATCACCAAGTATGCTTAATATTTCAACATCTGGGAATGTCTGTGAAAAACTAACCATTATGTAATATTACCTTTACGGATTAATATTTCTTTTGACCATGTTTTTGTTTTTGGATCCGAGAGTTGCACTTCCAATATTGCCTCACCATAAAACGGTTCTGCGAGCAACGCTATTGCAGCGGATTCGGCTTTTGTAAACTCAACAACAATTAAACTATTTGCAAGATCTGTACCCAATGCACCCATATCCACACTCACCTCTGTACTTATAATAGCAGTTCGATCTAGTGTTGTGATGACAGCTTTTGCCGTCCCAGACGGGGAGATGATAAAAGGTTTTCCCTCCTTCTCCAAATTACACGGAATCTCAATGTCGTCGCCAGTTATCAATATAAACATTATATTAACCTATATCCGCTGTTAAATTGTCATCAATCCGCATCGTTAAATTCAGATTTCTGATCGACATGTTACCAGAGTTCGAGTTTGATTTCATCGTCAATTGGTTCTGGATGTTCATAGTCAATCCATTACCAACAAAAACAGTAGTGGTCGCCCCGCCAGAACCACCACCTTGGGCACCCATACCTCGTAAAATAATCATAACCGAGTCCTAGTTATAGGGGATGCTGCATTTGGCGCAAGAGCAAACCTAGCTATCTCTGTGGTGTTATCTTCTTTATAGAATATCATCTCACTACCTACAATATCCCACTTACCACCTTCAATTTGTTTGATAAAGTCTACGTCTAATGCTACTTTTGCACCTACGAGATTTGTCCAAACTTCTTGAGCAATATCGAGCTTATCTTGAGCAGTTACAACACTGCCAGTAGAAATCGTTGTTCCGAACTGCGATAACTGATTAGTCATAAATACTAAATTGTTAGGTTCAAAAGGTTCAGTACCCAGTGTCTCAGAAACAGTATTCCCACCTGTTAATTTGAAAGCACCATCCACCTTTTCAGTTCCTACACGCCAGTTTCTAAGTAGCGTTACATTCAAGGCAGAACTGATAGCTGGGTTTTTACCATCAGCCACAGCAATACCTAAGTACCCAAAAGCTAGCTGTTCATCTTCAGTAGATGTAATAGCATCCCACAGCTCTTGGGTGGTTAGTTGATTTATCGTATCTTCACACATGATCCGCTCGTCGACCATATAGAAATCCATATAGCCGGAAGCGTGTCCTGTGTAACGTATCACTGTTGCCATTCAGCTAGCTCGCTAAAGTTTCAGGTATTCTTGAAGCTGGGATAGCAAACCCATCAGCGGCAGTAAATGTACCGCTGATTGCTGAACGTTTAATCTTATTGCTTGAAGCTGTGCTTGAGTTTCTTAATTTCAAACAAACAGCTCTATCTACGACATGTTGTTGTGATACTGTTTTACTCGTACCTGTGGCAACTTCATCAAAGTACCAGAAGGCTGCTGTCCATCCAGAGTTGTGATTGGTAGGTAACGTACCTGATAAAGTAATAACTGCACCTGTCCAACTGGTGTAAGGATAAACTTCTTCTGTTAACGTACTTTGATTCCAGAGATGTAAGACACCTACTTGTGGGAAATCTTTCGGTAAATTAGCTATCAAAGTTACTGTTCCACTAGACGTACCATTACCTGCGCCGGCTAGTGTGAAGAATAGATTATCAGGCTTCTTACTACCTGCTCCACTCTCAACAAAAGCACTAACTCTGTCTGCACCACCTGCAACAACTAAGTTACCTGTCCAACCTAAAGGTTTAGTAACAGGAGGAGAGTAAGGAGTACCTGCAGTATCCCTTGACTTCCAATTAGATCCTACTGCATTAATTGCATAACCACCTTGAGAATATTGACCAGAAGCATTAAACAATGGTGTTGCTGGTGTTACCGTATAACCACTTCCTGCTGTTATATATGCCTCACCTACAATACCATCAACATTAACTGCTGTTTGACCAGAAGCTGTCAACCATTGCGCAACATGGTAAACATCAGAATCAGAACGTGAATTGTGATCACCTTGGAACTCGTAAACCTCATTCACGCCACTATCATCAACATCGGCTACATAAGGAGCAGCACCAAAGTTAAATGTTATGGTTGCTGTAATACCATCCTGTAAGTTTCCGCTAGCCACTTTAGTCAGTGTAATATTATCATCGGTAGCTGTTGCCAAGGCTGCGATAGCCACACCACCTGCGGTTAGATCGAAACTAGCGTGGGCGAAGGTTTCGCCGAACGTTCTATTAAATACATAACCTAAACCTGCATTGATAAATGTACCTGCTCGTTTAGCTTCAATTAAAATATCAATGTGGTAAAGACCTGCTACCTCACCATTATTGTTCGAGTTACCTGTACCCCAGAAATTAGTCAGTTTAGTAACCTGATCTCCACGATAGATGTAAGCACCACCAGAAGCTACAGCTCCTACCGACTTAACAGCACCCTGTTGCATCTCACCTGTAGCACTTGCTGCTGATAATGTACCTGCACCAATACCACTAGTGATTGTAATAGCTTCTGCTGCATCAAACTCTAAACCTGTAGGCGTTACACCAGAAGTATTGATACGAACAATTAAACAACGTTCTGAGTCTATATAATCTAGTAATATACCTGTGTCAGCAGAAGTACCACCAACTACGGCCTTACCTAAGTCTGAAGCAACAGGAGAAGTATAGCCAGCTGAGTTCAAATACAAGTAACGGATATTATTATTATAGTTGGTACTTTCAATGGTTGCACCACGTAGATGCTCGATTAAGGTACGCTCAAAATAAACATCGGTTGTTTGAAGTTGAAGCACAGAAGAGGCTAACTCGAAAAACTCCAAGTCATCCATGTTCAGTTGCTCATCCTCTAAGTCAATCGCTCTATCGTAGAATGATCCTGCAACACCTACTACAGGTATAAAATCTGTAGATGCGTATAGTGTTGCATCCCCATAGAAAGCCCGTCTAATTGGGTCATAAAATATATTGCTTGAATCAGCCATGCCGCACCTCTAAGTTGCTAATGTATCGTTGGTTAGGTTAATGTTGTGGTTCAACCCTGTAGATGTTATTGTATCTACACTCGTGTATCGCTTTTTGATTGTGTCAGATGGACTAGAAACTCTATGTCTTATTTTGACTTGCACGTTCCCACTAGTCAGATTGTATACTGTAGATACTGTCGAAGCTGCTGCAATTTCATCAATCAAGACATTACCCGTCGTAGTCTCGAATACGTACACCGGTTTACCTACTACACAGTTATTTATTGAGATAGTTACAGAGTTGTTAATCGTGATTGTTGCAGGGCTTAGATTATTAGTAATGGTTGTTGTTCCAGTGGCATTAATGGTGACATTGCCACCACTGACGTTTTCCAACGTAGCATCAGCTACGTTATTAAAAGTGTATGTGCCTGCCACTTCAAATACAAATTTCTTACTGAAAAGATTTGACTGATTAATAACACTGTGTAACCTGACAACGTTCTCTACTATAGTTATAGACCCACCACCCGCTAATACTGTAGTACCGTCTAGGTCAATCTCTGGTGGTGCAGCAGTAACAACCACGTTAGAACCATTGGTATTTTCTAGTGTTAGTGTACCAGTTCCTATGAATAGAACAGCTATATCATCAATAAAGGTATTCTGTTCGAATGTAATATTATCAATAAAAAGTCTGTAATTAGTTGCATCAGTCGCTTGTCTAATTTGAATAGCACAGTTTAGATCTTTATATGTATTTCCAATTAAAGCATCTAGCGCTACTTGTTGATTAGCCACAGTATCAGCGGCAATAACAATGTGTGGTAATACAGTTCTTTCAAATAGATCTCTAATCTGTGTTTCAGTTAACGCTATATGGTTAAATAAACCCAGCATATTCATATCTTTTCCACGTACAGGAGAAGCCACACTTTGTTCATTTCGTGTCTTTAATACCTCACTTGTATTGCCCAAAGTAATATCACCGTTGTGGTTTGGAAATGGGGTAGTATCAGCAAATTCTGTTATCTTTTGTAGCACACCATTAACGTATAACAACACCCTATTACCAACACCCGCATGAGCTGTTGCATGTTGCCACACACCTGCTACTTGATAGATTCTGTTATCTTGACCACGCCAAGCTGTCTCAGCAATTAAAAATTGATCACCAGCCACAGCAGCCTGAAACGATATTGACCCACCTAAACCAACAGAGATCATAATATTGTTTACGTTACCACCTTCTTCATACACACTTGTGTACGTGTAATACTCTTTACTGCTAAAGTTGAAAAGTATTGTTTTTTGAGTGGTTGCATATGCAATAGGAGCTACATTTATGTCTGCGGAGTTTACAATTTTCCCACTGTCTTGAAATGTAGTGAAATCTACTCGGTGGTTACTCCTAAAACAATTACTCACACCATACATCGTGGGTGCTGCGGTGAATTTGTTATTAGCGCTGATAGGGTCAAGTGAAAACTGTGCTACTGCGTCACCAGAGGAGCCAGCATCACGAGTAGCATCATTAAGCATGTACAGATGAGTTGCACCTAGTGTCGTAGTTAAGTGAGACCTTATAGCCATTATTTAATCCTGTAACGTGGTGGTATTTGTATCACTCACTATATTTTTAAGCACTGACAACTCATTCTTAACCTCATCAACCTTGCCGTACAAGTCAGCAACACTGCGTAATACTTTGCCAGCATTATCGCCATTAGACACTAGATTGTCGAATTGCTTAATAACACCTAAAAGCTGGTTTTTTGTTGTTCCTGAGTCTGTGTAGTAGTCATTCTGTGTACACTGGTCCACAGGATTACCAGCAACGACTAATCGTGCATACTTCCAACCCATGGTAATTACAGTCTTAGAGGCTGTAGGGTCTACATCACCATTAGATAGGGCGGGTCTATACACGACAGGCTTATCAGGTTGCTCAAGGATGAATGTAACGTATTTATTCATTCCACTAACTTCTGGGTACTCTTGCCCTGTACGTGCAATCACTGCGTCTAAGCTTTCGCGATCCCATATAACACCAACGAATCGACCTTTAGAAGAATCACTAAAGTCAGCAAACAAGCTCACCTCAATCTCAGGAGGATTAAAAATATCGTAATTCTTAGGTTGGTTTTCTAAGGTAATGAAATCAGTGCTATCTGTGGGAATCTCACCTAGAAGATATGCTTGTGCAGTAATCGGGATAAGTAAAACAATCAGTAGATATTTTAACATGTCAGTCCTCATTTATTTTATTAACTTCGTTTACAGCATCAACCAATGCTCTTTGTCTTTCTGCGCATTGTTTATATTCAATATTCCACCTAATTGCTTCCTGTATCCTTGCCTTCCCATTCAAACCCTCCATCGGAGTTAAAGATGTCGGACACTTCGTCAGTAAGTTCTGCTGAGTTACCTTGGAATAGCGAATTGACGTATTGCAACCCTGCATCATCAATACAGTTATTAGAATAGACAGGACGTTCAATAATATTTTCAGTGTACTTGTAGATAGTCTTTGCATTGTTTTGAATATCCTGTAATTTATTTTCTAAAGTAGTGGATATGTTACTTTCAATTTTTTGAAATTTTTTAATATTGCTTTGAGATGCTTCTAGTATAGCTAAATCTACAGAACTTTGATACCAACCTCGTACTTGCCATCCTAAGAAAGCACTTATGATAATTATAATGAAAGCTATGGAAGCCTTACTTTGGAGCAGTGCTATCAACATCTTCGTCACTCTCTCTATGGTGTTCATGTTCTGGCATATGGCTAGGGTCTTGTTTTCTGTGATGTAGATACTCATCTGCTATTTTTGCAGCTACATATCGTTTGTGTTGGTAGAACCAGTTAATAACAAATGTGGCAATGGTTGTTATAATGCCTACAATCATTAGCCAATCTTGTAAGCCAATACCTCCAAATACTGTGGCAGTTATTCCTGTACCTATAGCTGTCTTTGCTGCGATCCCTGCGGTTGCTTCTGAAGCATGATGTGTGACTGTAGGCATATCGTTATCCGTGTTGTTTGTTGTTGTGAACATTATATCACCCCGCACCATGTGTTTAAAGCGATTTCGATTTGTCGGTTGTTCTGCCACGGATAGCTTGTATTGTTTTAACAGTACCATACAGCGCCAGAATCACGCCCATGCTGTACATATATTGATCTGTTGTCATCTTCTCAGTGAAAAAATATGATAATGTTGTTGTGATTGCGAAGAACGCAGTTAGTACAAACTTCGGAGTTTTAAATTCATTCTTCCACATGTCGATATTCTCAAATAACTTTTATACAAAAAAAAAGGGATACCGAAGTATCCCTTTTCAACATCATTTTGTCAATGAGCTATACACCAACGCGACCGCGTTGTAACATCGCTGGGCGAGTACAAACGTGTAGTGGATAAGTCGAAACTTCCAAGTCTACATATCGATCCCGCAACACATCACGAACAATTTCAGGATAGATGATTTGACCCAACTGACCAATGTGCTCGAACTTCTCACCAGGTGAGAACACTTCCAAGAACGCACCTTTACCACCAACAGGGAAGAACTTAACTTCATCCACTGGGATAGCTACTTCAGTGCTATCATCAGAACCTTGGTAGTTCTCCCAAGTGATACCGCCATAATTGATAGTTTCGTAAGCACCACCATTCTCAACATATTGAGAATCTTGACGATTCAAATATACTGCGCGAACTTCGTCCACTTTGATTAAAGCGTCCCAGAAGTTATCACCACACATTGCATGGATGCGCGTAGAAGGTGTCCATGTGCCACCAGATGCGCGGCTCATTGCACGCTTCAATTTGCTGCATTGATCGCGAAGATCACCTGGGCTAATTGCGGCAAGATTAAAACCGATTTCGGTAGCTTGTGTAATGTTGAACTCGCTAAACCAATCATAGATGACTGTGCTACCATCCGCGTCCAAAACTTTACCTTGAATAGCACCTAGACGCATATGCTCCATCGTATAATCAATGTCATCAACCAAACCACCAGCACCCGTCATACGTCGCGCTAATTCAGCCTGAAGCATGATAACTTGTTGCTCTTCACCATGTTCGCGAATAAATGCGATTTCAGATGCGCTAATGCGATCTTCCTTTGCAATCCGAACAGTATTGAAGTTACGCAATAAACGCTTATCATTGGTGCGTTGCTTAACAGGTTCACCACGTTGTGTTGTCTTGATTAGCGATAAGCCGTTGTTACGCGATTCGATTGCGATTGATTCTGTACGAATAGGTGTAGGTTGGAAAACCCCCATAGAACCCAAACGCGAAGGTTTAAATTCCACACTATCAACGCTTTCGAGCATAGATACACCCTTGAACGCGTCGTTGTTAAAAATATCAAAAATAGACATTATAATTATCCTCGAATAAAATAAAAGTTAAAAGTTGAAAGTTTATCGCCGATTATCGGGCGATAATACCAATAGCAGCTAAATCAACCACACCAGCGTCAATCTCAGCTTGGAGCGCACCAGTGTTCCATTTAACTTCTGCAAGGTTAAACTGCATCGAGCCACGAACAAACGCAACACCATCTGCATCGGCAGTGGAAGCGTCCACTGCATCGAGCAAAATACCCGCTGCAACTTCAGTGCCATCCGCGGCACTATTGTCATACACAGCAAACTTACCTGTTGCTGTGACCTTACCAAGAACTGTACCAGCTTCAAGGTTTTGACCAGATAAAACTACCACCGCTTGTCGGCAATAATCTTTTTCGAGTTCGCTAACAATAAACTCGCCAGCGTGATTTTTTTCAGTCAAAGTTGTCATTGTTAACGACTCCTATATTAATTAAAATTATTTAACTTTCTTAAATGCTTCAGCCCAGCCTGACTTGATTGTTTCACGATTGACAGCTGTGGCTAAAGATGTTGACGCAACTATACTCGATTCTGGAGCATTCGTTAAATCCATCAATGCTGATCTCACTTCCTCAACTGTCATTTGCGAGCTAGTAAAGTCATCAACCGCGTCAACCGCATTCGCAGCAACACACATCGCTCGAATTGCGGATTGTCGCGCTTGTGCGGCTACTTCAGCGTCTTGCTGATCAGATTTGGAGTCAATATCATCTTCGTCTGAAATATCACCAGAACCAGCACCAATGCGCTGATCGGGTTGGTCTATCGTCACTTCTTGTTCTATTTCTAGGGTGTCTTCTACCGCATCGACTTCTGGGGTATCGTCTACCACATTAACTTCCGGGGTATCGTCTACCGCATCAACTTCTGGGGTATCTGCGGATTGTTCAACAGCACTTTCCACTTGTTGGGTTGTGGTTAAATTGGCAATCAATTCGTCAAAAGTACCCAGAGTATGCGCAAAACCCGCATCAATTGCGCTTTGGCCGTGGAATGTACCGGCTTCTGTCGCTTTCACCGCATCGATGCTCATATTTAGATTTCTGGCGACCGTCGCTGTGAAAATTTCATACAGGCGTGTCACTTCAGATTGATATTCTGCGCGACCTTCTTCAGATAAAGGTTCATGCGGATTACCCAGAACCTTCTTATCACCAGCGTAAATATACTCGACCTTAATGCCATTTTTAGCGTTAAAGTCTGATTGGTCTACGTGGTAGCTAACCACCCCAACAGATCCGACACCAGATGTGCGTGTTAGGCGAATCTCATCAAATGCTGAAGCGATACCGAACGCGGCAGAATATGCCATGTCGTCCACTTGTGCGATTAGTTTAGTACCTTGACCGCGAGAACCATAGATAAAGTCAGACAAATCCATATTTTGGCTTGCCGCACCACCAGGGCTATCAAATCTACCAATAATTGTGTCAATCGTTGGGTCTTCTAGCATCAAGCTCATATCATGTTTAATTGCGTCGTATGCCACAGGTGACTCTTGACAAGGTACATTCATATGATGTGATACCAGCGCCCCAGCAATGTCAATTATACCAACATTATCAAAGCGTGTGCTGTATTGACCGATTTGACTATCATCACCAGCTAACGATTTCGGATCCATGGGTTTAATATCCATGCTGATTGCATCCAAGTATGAACGCATCTGCATCTGCCCCAAATGGGGATGCACAAATAGAGGTTGCGCCATTGCAGAGTACAGTGAGGACAGAACCTGATTATTTGGGTTTCTGGTCAGTAGTCTTGCCAGTGTTTTGATTGGGTTTTTCATTCGCAGTTACCTCTTTATTTAATCCTAATTCTCGCTCGCGCTCATTATCAGTTTTACGTTGATTATCAATTTCCTCAACGGTTTCGCCATTGGTTTCATCGACCACTTTCTGACGAGATGTGAAACCTTCCTCTACTTCCATCTTCCTAGCCTGTACATCTTGTACAGGGTGAATGTGTTTCCAAGCTTGCGGTCTATGCTGAGCGCGCAAATATTTAAGACGATTATCCGCGTAGCCTTCTGGAAATGCAACCGCCCCTGACAAAATAGCACGATCAACGAACTCAATCCACATGCGGCGGCAAAGTTGCGGGATGATGCACACCGCATGATCTTGTTCCACTTCACGATGATATTGGCTCATTATTGCTCGCCACACACGGTCGTTTATACCTGTGTAATCACCTGTTAAGAGTTGGTAAGGTACATCGTAACCCGCTGATATTGCCAAGAGTTGATAATGTTGGAAATCTTTGTAACCGCGCCCAGCATCATCACCAGCGAAGAGTGTTATGTCTTCACCAGGTAACAAACTAGGGAATGTACCTGTCTCCATGTCAATCATTGGTAAATCCGACATATCTTTGGAGATCGGCTCACCACTTATGGGATCAAACTTGTAATCTTCTTGACCATAATCTGGTCTTTTGATTATACCGGTGAATTGCGCGCGAGATTCCTTACGTCCTAGTTCTGCG